AATGAGAACGCTGTACCTGCAGTGTGAGTTGCAGTAGCAATAGAACCTTGTCCTACACCATCAGTTAGAGTTCCTAGACCACCAACGTTCAAGTCAGCAGATCCACCGCCACCTACGTCTGTAGAAACACCGTTTCCAGAGACAGTATATGTACTTCCGATTCTTGAAACTTGTGTCGCAGCTGCGTTAGTCTGTAACTGTACGCTCGACTGCATCTTATGAGTGATGCTCGCCATCGCAGGAGAACCGAGTCCTGCTACCATACCAAGAAGTAATAATTTTTTCATGTTGGTATATTTTACCTTGCACTATATATAAACCTTTACACTGATAAGAAAAACCTATAGGAATCATTAAGAAATCGAAAGACTGTCACACAACTGGCACACACCTCTTGACAAAACTTAATACTTGTATATATAATATTGTTACAGTTCTTTACAAACTAATTTCAATGACAGTTACGACAGAATCAGGTGGCAGACAAAATGCTTTCCCAAACGAGACCCGTCCTTACATTGATGAGTCTGTGTCCTACGAAGGCTATCCTCAGAACGCTGAGAAAGTTAATGGTCGTTGGGCAATGGTTGGTTTTGTGGCACTCATCGGTGCTTACATCACTACAGGACAAATCATACCAGGTATTTTCTAATGGAAAATAATTACTGGATGTACGCTGAGAAACTTAACGGTAGATTAGCAATGCTCGGTCTAGTGATCGGCACTATCAACTATGGACTATTCGGATGGATAGCACCAGGTTTATTCTAAAACAATTCACAACAGGTAAAAAACAATGACTCCAGAAGCAGAAAGATTTAACGGTTGGGCAGCAATGCTCGGTTTCGTAGCAGCAGTAGGTGCTTACGCAACAACAGGTCAAATCGTACCAGGTATTTTCTAATGAATGATAAAGAATCAAAAGCAGTCGCTGAAAAACTAAACGGTAGACTAGCAATGCTAGGCATCATCGCAGGGATCGGTGCTTATTTAACAACAGGACAACTCATACCAGGTTTTGTCTAATGACTGAGTTAGTAGCAGACAATGCTATCACTCCCTTCCAAGCAATACTATGGTGTCTCTACCCAGTAGGTGCCATAGTATTTCTTGAGTTACTTCTTCGTGCCATCAGTGGTGACGATGATGATGACGATGAAGGTGGTGGAGTAATGACACCAGTATACCAAGGAGCATAAATTAATGTATCAAGTTTTATTCACAACAATCGTTACCCTTTACATCGTAACAGGTGTAGGTAGCATCGCATACGTATGAGAGTATTTTTTAGTCCCTACTACCCACTTATAGAATTTGGTTTCTTTATAGTGGTGGGTACAGCAGCAGGGATGGCAGGAGTAATCTAATGAGCGATCTCATGTCACAATCCTACCATGATGTCATGGAGGTATATAAAAGACCTATGAGCGTCAGGTACATACCCACATTTTTTTGGGCAATAGTATCTGTCGTATCTTTGTCTCTGGCATTTCCACAGATAGTACATGCTGACGTACCAGTGTTGTATGTACAGGTACCACAGTGGACAGATGACTGGGCGGTATGTGCTGTAGATATACCTGACGCTCAGTGTCACTGGTATGTACAACAGGCAGACAATACATTCGGAGAAGGATTTGATTGGGAGACAGCACCATGGTTTGATGCTAATGGTCTGAACGATGTACCCGCAATACAAGCATCAACAGCAGTACAAAAATTACAGGAGAGATAATGATTCCACTATTAATATCAGCATCGAGTTTACTTAACTTCGTATTCTACATCTATGCTATTGGATTCGTAATCGCACTAGGACTAGAGCAATATTTAAAAGTCAGACCTCTCACACCTGACTCAACACTGAACGAGAGACACATGTATATCGTACAGACAAACAGGAAGTACCTATGGAGAGAGACATGGGTCGTTAATATTAATTGGTTCGTATGTAACCTAGGATTATATTTCCTATCAAGAAACCTACAACCTGTAGGTGACACATTCTGGCAGGGTATGTAATGAACGCAGCACACATCATCCCTATGTTCTTAGAGATCACAGCAGGAACTGTTGTTATCACTGCTGTTGCTGTCGTGATGATGAAGATGATGATGGGTGAAGAATTTGAAGCTTGACAAAACTTAACATTAGCCTATATACTATTACATGTGGTGATATCCACACCATTTTCAGACTCGAAAGTATCGCCCTCTGAGAACAACTGCTCTTAAACCGAGACCTATAGGCAGTCTAATACATAGTCTCTCATATCCACCAGTGAAGGGATTGGTGGAAATATAGTTTCGCTCTACCCTTTGAGCCCTACTATTAAATCGTCCTCATGACAACTCTTTCAAGACAGCAGTCAGGTGGCATTCTTAAGGGATGGCCAGAATTCTGCGAGTGGGTTACATCCACAAACAACAGACTTTACGTTGGTTGGTTCGGTGTACTCATGATCCCATGCTTGCTAACAGCAGCAGCATGCTTCATCGTTGCTTTCATAGCAGCACCTCCTGTCGACATCGACGGAATCAGAGAACCAGTTGCGGGTTCTTTCATGTATGGTAACAACATCATCTCTGGTGCTGTAGTTCCATCATCAAACGCAATAGGTCTACACTTCTACCCTATATGGGAAGCAGCAACTGTAGACGAATGGTTATATAACGGTGGTCCTTACCAACTCGTTATCTTCCACTTCCTAATTGGTATCTCAGCATACATGGGAAGACAGTGGGAACTATCATATCGTTTAGGTATGAGACCTTGGATCTGTGTAGCATACTCTGCTCCAGTGTCAGCAGCATTCGCTGTGTTCCTAGTGTATCCATTTGGTCAGGGATCTTTCTCTGATGGTATGCCTTTAGGTATCTCAGGTACATTTAACTTCATGTTCGTGTTCCAAGCAGAGCATAACATTCTTATGCACCCCTTTCACATGATGGGTGTAGCAGGTATGTTCGGAGGATCTTTATTCTCAGCAATGCACGGTTCACTTGTGACTTCATCCTTAATCAGAGAGACTACAGAAGATGAATCTCAAAATTATGGGTATAAGTTTGGACAAGAAGAAGAGACATACAACATTGTCGCTGCTCACGGATATTTCGGTAGACTTATCTTCCAATATGCGTCTTTTAACAACAGCAGAAGTCTCCACTTCTTCCTCGCAGTATTCCCAGTAGTTTGTGTATGGTTAACCTCTATGGGTATCTGTACAATGGCATTCAACTTGAATGGTTTCAACTTTAACCAATCTGTAGTTGATGTTAACGGAAAGATCATTCCTACATGGGGTGACATCCTAAACAGAGCAAACTTAGGTATGGAAGTAATGCACGAGCGTAACGCTCACAACTTCCCACTTGACTTAGCATCAGTTGAGTCAACAGAGGTAGCATTAACTGCTCCTTCAATCGGATAAATATATTTGTTCGAGATCAAAGACCTCCTATTGTAGGGGGTCTTTTTTTATGCTATACTGAGGGGAAATCGACTTTTTGTTCCCAAAAAAGTCGAAAAAAATATTTCGGATATTTTTTGCCCAGAGGGTTTTTCAATAAATAGTAGTGTACACGAGGTTACAAAGATGAAAACTATCGAAGAACACATTCAGTATGACTTAGACCACGTAAACGACCCAACAGTCTCTAGTGCTGCTAGAAGGCACTTTAAAGCGGACTTGGAGGAGTTACAGGAGTACGCTGAACACCACAAAGATGAGATCCAAGCAGGAGACCATCATGATCCAAACGCATTAGAACTATTCTGCGATTTACACCCAGATGAGCCTGAGTGCTTAATATACGATGATTAAATGAACTTTATTGGCATATATGATGACATTTTGACTGCCGATGATTGTAATGTCATAATTCAATATTTTAACAAACACCCTGATAGAGAGGCAGGGAAGATAGGGTATGGTTTTGTCGATCCTGAGTTAAAAGACTCCACAGACGTATATACGCGATTCTCGGAGTCCAGTTTTTCTCATAAGATAATCTATGGTGCTCTAGTAAAGGCATTTGGCAAATACGAGAAAGAACATAAAAATTTACAACATACGGATAGATTCACGTTACACGACAGTTTCAATCTACAGCATTATAAACCAAAAGGCGGTTTTAAGTTGTGGCACCATGAAACGACTAATTTCCAGAATTATCCGAATCCACAAACAACACGTGCCTTGGCATGGAGCATATTTCTAAATAATTGCTCAGATGGGGGAACAATGTTCCTTGAGCAAGGGTTCACCATGGAAGCGATTGTGGGGAGAATCGCACTTTGGCCTGCTGCGTGGACACATGTACACAAAGGGCAGATATCAGAGATTGAAGAGAAATATATAGCTACTGGATGGTTTAATTACGAAGTACCTCAATGAACTTTACTGTTTACTCAAAGGGTGGTTGCCCCTTTTGCTCTCAAATTAAAAAAGTATTGGAGCTTGCCAAATTACAACATGTGGTATATGATCTGGATACGGACTTCAACCGACAAGAGTTTTACGAAGAATTTGGCAATGGGGCAACATTCCCACAAGTCACGTGTAATGGTAAAAAACTCGGAGGTTGTACCGATACTGTAAAATACTTAAGAGAACACAACTTTGTCTAAAAAAATCACTGACGATATCTACGAACTTGCTGAAAAAGCACTTGACGTAGCAATTTTAGAGAGGAGGTTCCTGTTCAAACTATACCCTCTCCTAGAGCACTCTAAAGCGACTAGAAAGGCGACATTAGAGTTCTTGGAGTCATCTACATGTAAAGCAATAGATGACACCGCACACGACCTTGAAGAGTACATCAAGGGAGGTAAAGATTCAGAACATACGCAAATCCGTGAAGCGTACCACTTCCTTAGCAAACCAGAAGCAAGGAAAATTGTAAAATACTTGAGGGGAATTATTGACGATGC